ATACCTAGCACATACGATAGAAAGGCTGTAAACTATGCAAGGAATGGACTTGGACGATTTATAAAAGGACTCAGATAAGGTCATAGACAGATTAATATAGGTAGTAGCTATAATGGTTACTACCTATTACTGTATAAAGATAGAGAAGTAATAAGTATTAATAAGCTAATTAATTGTGCAGTCCTCAGACGAAACCCAGTAAAATAAGAGTTATAGTGTTATCCCTACTGTGGGTGCCGCAATAAGCTTGCCCACACAATCTACTAAGTGCCTATTCATAGCCTGCCGCATAAACAGACACATATAGTGAGTTACTTAAGTGAATGCTGCATATAAAACAGATGCACGCTATAAATGGCAAGGGGGTGTGGCAGAATTAACTGTGGGAGAGGAGGTTGGTTCAATTTACACACGAAACTAACCATTTTCTTCCAATGTTCAGTTCACACCTTGATTTTTACCTTTTTAATTGCTACAGTATTCAAGTAACGTTACGATTTGTAGAGATGGACTGGTTGTGCTCCTTCCAGTCCTAATAGGAGACAGGCTTATGGCAGTTTTAACACGTGTAGAAATGGCGGCTATCATCGATAGTGGTACGCCATTAGTATTCAACGGCAGAATCTACTCCGATTCAGATGACCTTCCAACACAAGAACAAATAGACGAATTATATGCGGGTGTTGGACAAGGTATTCAGGGAATACAGGGCGAGCCCGGCGTTGATGGTGCGGACGGAGCTAATGGACAAGATGGAGCTGATGGCGTAGTCCAGTCAGTCAACGGAATCTCACAAGCTGTGGTCGTCTTGACTGCGGATGATATTGATGACTCCGCAACTACCGCTAAATTTACAACTGATACAGAAAAGGCAGCTTGGGATGCAAAAGTAGATGATGCTGACCTTGCGGACTTTTTGGTCGCCGCAGATGTAGCTGATTTTACTACTGATGCGGATGTCGCTACTGCACTAGAAACCCTAGATGCCGATAACTTAACTTCTGGTACGGTACCTGATGCTCGATTCCCCGCAGTTTTACCAGCCATCTCTGGAGCCAATCTAACTAACTTACCAGCTTCTGGTACTGTTGTTGACACTCAAACATTTACATCTTCTGGAACTTGGACTAAACCTGCTGGCGTAACTCACGTTTCTGTTCGTGCTTGGGGTGCTGGCGGTGGCGGAGCTGGCGGTGGTAGAGGTAACGCAGGTACTTCACGTAAAGGTGGTTCGGGTGGTTCAGGTGGTGCTTATATTGATAAATACTTTAGAGCTTCTAATTTAGCAGGTACTGTATCCATTACGGTTGGTGCAGCTGGTACATCAGGTGCAGGAGCAACAACTAACGTTAATGGAGCTAATGGTGGAGCTGGCGGTGATACAACCTTTGGGGCTTTGCTAACCGCTAAAGGTGGCGGTGCTGGATTAGGTACTGGTAGTGGTGTAGATGGAGCTTCTAATTTTGGATTAACTGCCGCATCCTTTTATGGAGCTGCAATAACAGACGGTGTTCCAGCATTAGGACATTATGGTGCTGGAGTACTTAACTCCAAAGGACAGTCTGCAGAAAACGGTGGCGGTTCAGCAGGTGCACCTGCAAATGAATCCCCAAATACACACGGAGGCTCTTCTATAAATGGAGGAGCTGCTGGTGGTGGAGGTTCACCCATTACAACTGGCAATGCCGCAGTCGTGCCCGGTCAAGGCGGTGCTCACAACACCATAACTAGAGGTGGTGGTGGAGCAGCAGGTTCATCTGGTGCGGCTGGAACAGCAGGAAGTGCTGGTACGGATTTTCAGGGTGGCGGCGGTGGTGGAGCATCTACAAGTGCTAATGTTGGTGGTGCAGGTGGAGCAGGTGGAGCAGTAGGCGGTGGCGGCGGCGGCGGCGGAGCTGCTACTGGAGCTAATGGTGGAGCTGGCGGAGTAGGTGGTGCAGGCTTAGTTATTGTAATCAGTTTCTAGGAGTAATTATGGGGAAACGGAAACCAGTTTATCCGTACAAAGCAGATTGGGAGCTAGAAGTTCCTGAGTTAACAGAAGAACAAGAGGCAGCTGTACACCAAATACTAAACAATCTTGGTAAGCAACGTAAGACTATTGGTAAGATAACGGAGACAACTCTGGAGGATTACAGAGTGATTTTTCCGAGTAGAGGTGAACAAGATGGTTAAGCAGTTGAACTGGTTGGAGAAAAAGAATCGGACATCTAATAGAAGGATGGCTATTGCAGCAGGTAGACTACGTAGAGTAGTCTACTTTGTTAAATATTCAACTGGCGGTAGGTACAGACGTAATGGCGTAGTTACTATGCCAAAAGGTACAGTTAGTCACTATCGTTATACGTGGAAGAAGGTATTTTAATGATTAAACAAACAGCACTAAAAGTCGGAGCAACTAAAGCAGTTCCAACTGGCGATGCACCAATGAGGCGTGAGCGTAATATATTCTCAGCTAGGACTTCTACGAGTCCGGCACCTACTATGTCTGTAACTGCACAAGCTGGTGTACCATTACAGGAAACTGCACCAATTAGACGTATGCCTACAGGTGCTCCGCATCTTGTGATGAGTTGGGAGAAGAAATACTAATGGCAAAGACAACAGTAAAATTTAACGTAGCACGAAAGTTTACTACAAAGCTTCCAAGAGTAAGGGTTGCACCGAAGCATGGCTGTGGTGGGTGCAAACAGTCAAAACCTTGTAAGGGTTGCGGAGGACATTAATGGCAAGAATTAAAGTAACAACGGGTTTATACGCTGGCACAACTCATATTCAGATTGTTAGTTTCTCCGATTTGAAAACTGGAGCATCAAGAGGTGGGCGTTATAGAGTTTATAGCACTACCGATAATAGTATGATTAGGAATCACTACAGAAAGCTTCCGCGTAAGAGTTATATCGGTGGGTTAAAAAGCGGACGAGTTATGAGGCGGTTGGATACAGTAAATATTAGTGGTAAGAGTCTTAGGTTTATAAATTAATGGTAATTGGAAATTCAAGAAAAGGAATAGGTGGCTGGAAACGTGGAGCACGTGCTGGCAACTATACGGCTATGCAGTTGAATATTGCTTGTCGTGTGCGGAACGGAAAGGGCCCCGGCGGAGCAATGGCTTACACTGCACCAGCCTGTCCTACTGTTACTCAAGCTAAGATTTCTTTGGGTATGCTGCCTTACGGAACTTGCGGAAAAACTATGTGTCCATCAGTATGTAGTGCTTTGGATTCTCACCCACTTAGGTATGACCCCAAATGTGCGGATAGGAGAACTAGATAATGGTAAATTTCAAATACAGTAAAAATATTAAAGTATATAATACAGTAGCTAAGAATACGTATGGTGTATCATTTTCTAAACTACCGTTAAATAAGCGTGTTCATGTAAGACGGATTGCTAAGAATCCAGTAGCAAAACAATCTGATACTACGAATATTCCTGGTACTACTAAGCGATTCTTTACTGGTTCTGAATCCTCCGCTGCTAAATATAGACGTAAGGTTACTAGAAAGGTAGGATTGGAGTTAAAGTATTACGGACACTCGTGGAAACGTGATGGGTTAGGTAGACTGTATTTAGGATTTAACGGAACGTCTAAAAATAAGAATGTGACAGTAAAGCTGGATAAGACGTGGTTCTTTCCAAAGAAATAAGGAGTGATTTATGAATAATCCATTCGGAGTAGAAAAAGTAGAAGATGCACAAGACTTTGTTTCACGCGAGGACTCTGATGCTGTATCCGCAAACTTTGATTTTTATTATGGCGACCATTGGCAAAGTGGTGTAGCTTGGTGCGGCCCAATCCCTGCTACATCTGATTCAGAGTATAATGATGTCGCTGCTGAAATTGAGCGTGGGCTAGGTTCAAAGAACGTAGTTAAAGAGTTAACAGACCGTGCGGCTAACGCTGTAACAGGTCGTAATCCTGTTTGGGATATTGTACCTAATAGAGTTGTAGATGATGCGAATCCAGTAACTGCAGAAGAGGAACAGCAAGTTGCTGAGGCAAAGAGGTTGTTATCTAACTGGATGGAGGATAAAGATTTCGATAAATACATCTCTAAAGCATTGAGACAAACATACTTAGCAGGAAAATCTACTTTACGGTTATTCATTCCGCAAGGATTCCTAATCGATGGCGTTGTAGCCGTTGATACTAAGAAGCCTGTAGATAACCTCTATCTTGATTCGCCGCATCCGCTTTCAGCCTCAGTTGTAACAGACCCTAATAGCCGTGAAAAGATGGCTGTATTTATTGGCGAATCTGGTGATGATGAAACTGCGGAACTTAGTTATCTACTGCCAGTTGCTACCGACCGAGGTCGTGTCACTGAGATTAGCCTCCTAGTTAAAGACCAAGAGGTATCAACTGTGCAAGTAGATTTAGGTGGTAGACTTCCAATGTATGAAATGGAAATGCCACGACTTATTACTGAACAGATTGCATCTATGCAAAAAGCATTGAACCTCAATCTGACTATGATGACTCGTAACTCAGTGTTGGGTGGATTCCTTGAGAGAGTTATTCTTAACGGACAACTGCCCGGTCACTACGACGACGAAGGTCAATTCATCTACGAGGACTTTGCTGTAGGTGCGGGAACAGTTAATGCTATTCAGGGTATTCCTATTGTTGAGGAAGCTACCAATACTATTCGTGGGTACACACCTGCAACAATGCAGTATAAAGACCCTGTATCACCTGATACATTTCTAAAAGCCGCAGATGCTATCTATCGTATGATGCTTGAGTCCTCAGACCAGCTTCACGCTTTAATCAGTGGTGATGCGGCGGCTAGTGGTGAATCAAGACGACAGGCTGTAGCCAGCTTCTTTGCTTATCTTCGAACTCCTAAACAGCAAGTAGATAAAGCTGGACGTTGGACACTGGAAACTGTTCTTGCATATGCGGGATTCTTAACTGGCAACCCTAATCATTTTGCTGGACTTAAGGTGAACTTTGATTCGAAGCTGGATATGGGTGCAGTTCCAACAGCGGAGATTGACCTTACAGAGCGTCTTGTTAAGACTGGTATTATGTCACTTCAAACAGCACGCGAGAAGATTGGTATTGAGAATCCAGAAGTGGAAGCACGCAGAGTCGCGGATGAAAAAGGCTTAGTCAAGGAACTTTCCCAAGTTAATTCTGATGGAACGTCCAAATTGACAGGTGTAGCCTTGCCAAACATTGACAATAATGATATAACAGAAGATTAAGGAGCAAAGAAAAAAGATTTATGCCTGAAATTTCAGAACAAGATTTAGAATTACTGGAGACCTATAAGAAAATAGGTGCACCAGACTCAATTGCAGAGGTGCTAGATGAACGCGATAAAATGAAGCGTACTAATACTATTACCTTTGCCGCTGACCTACTTGGCTACAAAGCTAACGTGCTTGAAAAACTTGCAAAAGACAACGACATTATCGTACAGGACTCCAAAGCTTATATCCGTGATGGAGAAGAGGAAGTTGAGTTGTCTAAATACGCTGAAGAGAAGTGGGGAGATTTCCTTCCTAGCTTAAAGGCCGAACAGCCTCGAACGACAGAAAGTATTTCGTATATCCCGCAGACTTCGGTTAGTAGGGAAGCGAAAGGTAAAAACGGCAAGAAAGCCGCAGTTAATTATATAATGCAGAAATACGGATGGGTTCTTGGAAACGATTCCGTCAAATAACACAGGAGACTTAAATTATGGCTAAGATTGAATTTACAGATTTTGGTAGAGCCAGCAGTGCAGCGTTTCTTGGTGACTTCGGAAACCGAGAGCACATCCTAGCAGGTGGAGCACAGCTTGATTCAGCAGCCGCTTTTACAGCAGAAGGTGACTTCACTGTTCACAATACAGCAGTAGCAGCAGTTGGTGCAACCAGCATTACTGTTACAGCTTTACCGCAGAGTGTTCCAGCAGGAACAATTCTTAATTTCACTGGTGGTAAGTATGCAGTAGTAACAACTACCGCTGCTGCCGCAGCTACAAGTGTTGCAGTTGAACCACTTGGAGAAGAGGTTGCAGATGAATCAGATGCGACCGTAGACATCTATAGTGATGCAGAAGTTATTCCAGCAGGTACGCTTGTTGGACGAACAGTTGCAGAAAGGTTGGCGGGTGACTCGTTTGGGCCTGCCGCTGATGCGGATGATGAGATTTTCATTACAGTGTCTGATGTAAACCTTTCACAGACTACAGACGTTGATTTGGTTCGTCACGGAACACTTATCAAGACAAACTTCCTACCAGCTTATACTGCGGCTAGTTCCACAATTAAGACAAAGTTGGAAGCAAAGTATCAACTAATTTTAGGATAATACGCACAGGAGATAAATTATGGCTGAACTAAAAACCTTAATTAACAGGATGATGGAGGATGGTACATTTGCTACTATCACCAATAATCCTCTAGCACAGTTTGGTTCTGGTGCTCGCGTGTATCTTGGTGCGTCTATTCTACCGTATAGAGCAGTACCTGAGAACGCGTACCGCGAAACAAACATTCGTTATCGCACCGTCATTGCTAATGATGGTACGCGATATTCACCAGCCCAAAAGAAGGGCGGTTCTGCTAATGTCGGTGAGATGTTAGTTGAACTTGGATATTCAGATATTGCTTCTGAATTCACTGGACGTGATTACGACCTACTTCAGGGTATGCTCCGTAACTCTGGTGAGGAGGAAGCACGACAGCGTATCAGTCAGTGGATTGATGTAGCAGTTGTTCGTGCATTACATGAAGCTGATGAGAAGAAACGTTGGGATGCTATCGTAAATGCATCAGTAACTCGTAGCGGACAAAACGGATATTCTGAAACAATTGCTTATCCTAACCCTGCAAGTCATCGTGCTGCTGCTGGTGGTACTTGGACTTCTGATTCTTATGACCCATTTGATGACATCCTTGCGATGACAAACCTTTTGGATTCTAAGGGATACCGCGTTACACGTATTATCACTAGTTCCGCAGTTGTTAACAAACTTGCTGGAAACGCAAAGGTTCAACAGCGTTCAGGTTCACTTCAAGTAAGTGCTTCTGGAACTATTGAAGTTCTTAGCGGATTCGGTACACGTAACGCAGTTGCTAACTCAATGAGTGCAAGTGGTTTACCAGTTATCGAAAGTTATGACCTTACCTATGAGAACGAAGCTGGTACACGTACCAAATTCCTTCCTGCGGATTCAATGGTATTCCTTTCTGAAACAGGTCAGGAAGAAACCTACACATTTGAACAGGGTACTAAAGTAGTTGGTGATATTCTTGGATACACAGCGTTGGGTCGTCCAGCGGGTGCACCACAGTCAGGGCGTGTTCTGCACGTTCAACAGTTTAATGATAAGCCACCTCGTATCGAAGCTCAGGCTTGGCAAGCATCACTGCCTGTCATTACAGAGCCAGAGGCGTTGGCAGTTATCACTGGAATTGCTTAATATCATCTCACTATATAGCAATAGAAGGCAGACAGATTAAATTAGTCTGTCTGCCTTTATACTAGGAGGATATATGGCAAAAAGATTTAGAGACGCGATTACTGGATTCTTTATGCGTAAGGTAGATGCCTTAAGTCGTAAAAATACTACAGTTGCGGAGACTATACGGGTGACAGAAAAGTCCCGGATTCCGGGAAAGAGGAGAAAGCTTATGACTATTTTATACGCAGGTCAGTTCTATCAAGAGAAGGATGAAAACCTTCCGCAGGAAGCTAAGGAAAAGCTTGGACTGGTTGAAAAGAAAAAGCAAAGCCAGAAAAAAGCTGTAAAGAAAGAGGAAGTGAAAACAGAGGATAAATAATGGCAGTACCAACAGCTTATACAGAAGATACATTTGCACGTTACATACATGATGAAGTTCTTCAGTATGTGGCTGATGCTATGGATTGGGGTATTGCATCTCTTAGTGTAACTGTCCCTGCTCCAGAACTAACTACACTTGTAGTTAAAGAAGCCGTAGGTAAAAGTGCTAGTGTCATCCGTGTGATGTCACCTGATGCTTTAACTACAGTTAGCACAAGTGCTACAAAACAGACTTTGCTTAGTGCTTTAAGAGCCGCAAAATTTAACTTACGTAATGTAGGTGATACTGATTGGGAAGAGGATTTTTACTATGTAGACCCGCAGGGTATCGATGGGGTATTACATTATCAGCCTACTACGTTTATAAACGCCTCTAATGCAGTTACACATCCTACAGGAGCACCCGATAACTTTGTAGGTTATACGTACATTGATGTTACTGCACTGGTAGAGGCAGTTCCTGCTGGAAGTATTTTACAGCCGTTTGCGGAATCTGGACTAACTAAAAATATTGTTGTTACAGTAGATGCTAATATTGGTGCAACTACAGTTTCAGTTGAGCCACTTGAGGAATCTATATTAGATATAGTTAACTTTTCTGTTAGTAAACCAGATATTCGTGAGTACGCCGTTGTAAAGATTTTTCCTTATTTAAGTAGGGATGTTACAGCTCTTACTCAGTTACAAGCTCAATCCGCTCTTGCTGCAGCTAGTGTCGCTACAACACATAATCCAATTTATACTGCAATACTAAATGAGTCTTTATTAGCACTTGGAAAAACAGCCATTGAGGAAGTTAACAGTTCAGCTTTACTTATGGAGCTTAGATTGCTATCACGAATTGAAGCTTGGCGAGTTGTTATGTATAACTGTGCGGCTATGACAAGTAGTGAAAGTCAGGAAGGTAACACGTTTAACAGAGATGAGATGTTCTTTGCCGCAAAGGAACAAAGAAATATAGCTGAAGCTGAGTACAATCGTTTCTTTGGCGGGACAGTCGGACAGCATTCATACGCCAATTCAGGATACACAAATATTATGGGGGTTTGGTAATGGCAACACCTACAACTTATACAAACACAACATTTGCAGACTATCTTAAAGATGAGGTTCTGATAGACACCGCTGTAGAGTTAGGGTGGCTGGACTATACTACACCTCCAGAGATTCGATACATCGATGATGGAGAGGATGAAGTTGGGCAGTCAATGTATATTAAGGAAAAAGGTACATTTCAGCTTCCTAGCGACTATCTTGCTAGTAGTAATTGGGCTGGAGAGGGCTCTCAAAGAGCACCTGTTGTAGCTACACCAGTCTCTGTAGGTAGGCTTTCATCTTTTGATAAAGTGCTGAGCTTAACTACAACTGGAAACGGAACAACAACTCGCACATTAGCAGAGGTATCAACAGTAGCCGCACCTGCTGGAACTGTTGTGGGCATTGGAGATACAGCTTTTACTTGGGCACATTCTGAGCCTGAAAGTGCAGGCTCACCACGAATTAACTACAGTGCTGGTACAGTTACTTATAACCACGGATTTTCCGATGGTATTCGTAGTAGGGTGTTGGCAACTGATTTAGACATTGGTGATACTACAATTGAGTTTACAGTAGCTTTAACTGATGCAATATACGAAGTGGGTTCAGGAATTTATGAGGAGACTCTTGATAATATCTCTGTAGTTTATCTCTATCATGATGCTTCGATTGCGGAGGAGTCAGAGGAAGAAGTGGAAGAAACACCTAGAGTAATAAACCCAATCTACCAGTCTATTATTGATTCCGTGCTTATGCAGATTGGTGGTACTGATATAACACAAATAAGTGGTGTTGATAATATCTATAAGCTGCGTATGTACGGCAAGCGTGAGGTTTGGAAATACGCTATGCAGGCATTAGCTGGTGATTATAGTTACAGCACTGATGCTGGCGGTAGTACACGATTTCAGGTTTATGAACACTGTAGAGAGATTTATGGAGAAGAGGATGCTCGCGTTAGTGTAATATATGGTGAAACTATACAGCAAGCACAAGCTAGTGGACAGTTGAAGCTTTCAACTACACGTACTAAGATAAAGGTGAGGTGGTAATATGCGACCGTTAACAGATTATGAATATAAAAGAATACAAACACAAGCGGAAAGCCGTATGGCTGGTATGTCTGTAGTCACATTTATTTGTCAGGCAGGTGGTGATACTTGGGAAGAGCCTAATTTTATATGTGACTTTCGTATTACAAACCCATCTAGCAGAATTGTACAGGAGGTTAAAGGACAGCCAATTTATCCTCGCTTTGGTGATGTAGCATATGAAGTACCTGTAGATACAGCAGAAACTGCTGGACAGTATAGTGACGTGTCTTATATCAATACTATCCCCGCTACTATCACTTTACCTATGAGGTATACAACTGGTACAGGTGGATTTACAGTTATGAATAATGCTACCTATATAGGTAGACCCATTAATATTGAGCCTGTTACAGCATCAGGCGTACCTACGCTTACAGATACACCAACAGCCTTTAATCTTAGATTGGAGGTTTATAACAATCAAAAGGCTCAAGGTATTACAGAGTTCGGTATTGTTACACTTCCTTACATGACTGCGGACTCCGTTATAATCGAACTAGCTGGTGAAGTTAGGACTACCAATCGTATTTACGATGAAGAGGCTCCAAATCAAGGCTACTGGATTGGGCCAGATGTGAACGGATTATATGTATTCACTGATGCTTGGGGAACTGGAACGGATATGGCTGGTACTAACTTACGAGGAACACAGGCTTATTTCCTACTTGCCGCTGATGGCAATGGTGGTGGACTAATGTACGTTAATGGTGGTTCAGGTAAACAACTTAATGGAAGCGTATTTTCAGGTGGCAGTAGTAGACCTGTTAGGTTTAGATAAGGAGAATTATGGAAGAAGTAAAAGAATCAAAACCGCGAACTAGGGCTGAACAGTTATCACCTGAGAAGCATAAAGCTATCGAGATGATGCTGGACGGACATACTAACGACGAGATTTCTAAGGAGCTAGGAATGGCACCTGAAACGATTAGCCGTTGGAAACGACAGCGAATCTTTGCACGTGAATACAATCGTAACGCTAAGGAAATTGTAGGCGGCGGTATGGCTTTGCTTCGTGCGGCTTACAAGGATGCCTGTGAGAAACTAATTGATATGGCTATGACTAAAGGCGGCGACCGTGTACAACTGGAAGCCGTTAGAACAGTTATCAAGCTAGTTAAGGATGATGACTTAGTTCAGGAATTTGCTGCACGTCTTGAGAAAATTGAGCAGATGGCGAACAGGGAAGCTTAATATATGCCGAGTGGATTTAGCATCGCCACAATGATGAGGCGGTTAGAAAAAATAGAGAATAGGAAACCTAGAGAGGAGCTGTTTCCAAAACACGATATTGAACTTAGAGGTGCTAATTCTGTTATACAGGATGATACCTCTAAGGAAATACTTCTGGTTGGTGCGGCTGGTACAGGTAAAACTACTGCGTGCCTAAAGAAAATATATGACGTATGTTTGGCGAATCCCTACGTCCGTGTCGCATTGGTTAGAAAAACTAGGGCGTCCCTTATTGAGACTGCTTTGGTTACGTTCGAACAGCACATTTTGGGTCATGGGCATCCTTTGTTGTCGGGTAGTTCAAGGCAGAATAGGATGTCTTACGTGTTTCCTAACAATTCGAGGATTAACATTGTTGGTATGGACAAACCAGACCGAGTGTTATCTGCCGACTATGACATCATTTACATTTGTCAGGCAGAAGAATTAGAAGAAGGCGATGCGGAAGCCCTTATGTCGCGTCTAAGAAACGGCAGACTTCCTTATCACCAGTTGATTATGGACTGCAACCCGCAGTCAGAATCACATTGGTTATTCCAACGACAGCTAAAAGGTAAGCTTAAAATGCTAACCAGCTTTCATCAGAACAACCCTAAGTTCTTCGATGCGGACAAGAATGAGTGGACTCCCGCAGGTGTTGAGTATAAGGATATGCTTGGAGCACTTACGGGTGTACGATATAAGCGTCTGTTCTTAGGTCAATGGGTATCTGCTGAGGGTGCTGTTTATGACTTTGAACGTAGCCGCCACACTACATCTTCTTTGCCAGCAATGCGTAGATATGTCGTAGGAGTTGATTGGGGGCATAAGGACGCTGGTTCTATGGTAGTTGTAGGTGAGGGTATAGACAACAAACTATATGTAGTCGAAGAACACCTGCGTGTATCACAGACATTAGACTACTGGAAACAAAAAGCTTTCGATGTAATGCGGCGTTATAACAGTCCGCAGTTCTATTGTGACCCATCTCTACAAGCACACATTCAAGCATTCATGATGGCTGGTATTCCTGCTGTAAAAGCTATGAATAAGATTCAGTTTGGTGTAGACCTTGTTCAACAACGTTTTTCTACTGACAAGCTGAAGATATACAACGGCAGCGTTAAACAGTTAGACCCTGTGCTACGTGATAAACGTATGCCAACCAGCTTAATGGAAGAGGTTGAGGGGTATGTATGGAATGAGACACGTGATATGCCGAAGGATGGAAACAACCACGCCCTTGATGCACTACGTTATGCAGTTGTAGCATTCGATAGACCGATGTCTACCGCACTACCAGCAACGTCAACATCAAGACCTATGTTTGCTAAACATAATAGCTATGCTGGTGTGCCTAGAAGGTATCGTACAAGTAACCGTTAACGGGGCAGAAACCGCCCTAGAATCGCTTTGAGTTAAGTTAACCACTCATAACTGCTCCTCGCAAACTCAAAGCCGATAAAGAAAAGTCCCGGAATCCGGGACTTTTCTTTTGCCAGATAATTCATCCATACCCTTGACAAGCCATATCCAGTATCGGATAATATAGTTGGGAGGAAATTACAATGGCACGATACATAGATAAAAGAGATTGTAGGTTTTGCGGAACTACCTTTGAAGCCTACACAGACATACACAAATTTTGTTCACAGACCTGTCAAAACCAAAGCCTAAACAAATACGCACACCGACTAAGCCTGAAGCTTACTGATGAGCAACGTGAGACTCTACTTGCGTTAGAGAAGTACTTCATACGTGATTGGGTGTTTAAGATTAGGGATGACAGATAATAGAAAAGGCTAGTCGGGATGACCAGCCTCGTCTATTTTACTTAAAGGAGAAAATACCCATCAATGGCTTTAGGCAGGTATTAACTAAATGAAGAATAACAAACAACAATACGAAAGTCAAGACCCAAAGCGAAGGGTTTATGACTACTTGAAAAAGATAATTGAAAACAGTTTGGGAGGATATACAACGATACCGCAAAAGAAGCTGGCTAAGTATATCAAAGGAGTAGGTAGACGAACCGTTATAAAATGCTTGACCCAACTGGAAGAAGAGTCAAAAATAAAAATTGAAAAAATACCTAATGGAAAAAGAGTTAATAATAAACATAAGTACTCACTATGTGTCCCTAATAAGAGTGTGTTCTTAGAGGCTGAAGCTAAAGGAGAAATAGAAATGAGATTGGTAGGATTAAGTACATGGAATATAGCTGATAGGCTAGACCTTATTTCAATGTACTTAGACAGTGGCATGGATGTAATTCCTCTTGTTCCTAGAACTAAAAAGAGGTTAATGAAAGATGGAGTTTGGGATATAGGCTACAAAGGTAATAAGACCAGCATTATTAATTTTTTTGCGACGAATGCGGATGCCAATGTAGGGATGCGTATGAGAGGTGAATTATTCGTGGTAGATATAGATTGTTTGCCGCAATGGTTAGAAAAAACGGCTGGCGAAACTTGGGAAACCCTAACCAGCAGTAGTGGTAAGAAAGATAAAGAGCACCTATGGTTCTGGAACACTAGCAAGCTAGGCAATGCTCCGCAAGTATTTGGTGGTGTTGCGGACTTCATCTGCACAAACAACCTTATAATGGTATTACCGCCAAGCATACATCCGAACGGTACTCAGTATCAATGGCTGGATTTATCCGAACCGCTAGATGTTCCAGAGTTAGTGCAAGAGATATACCAAACACATAAGAAACAATACTCACAACTGGAAATTCCACCTGTTGCGGTTGGTTATAAAAAGGTTCGACGTTCACCAGCCCTTGCTAAAGTAGAATTACCAGATAAAATAGATAAGAAAAGTAATCCAGATATAAGCAGACACTTGAGTTATTTCAGGTACGGTAGAAGTTTGCTCCGCAGAGGTGTTAAGATGGACGTTATTGCACAGGAGTTAGTTAACTACAACAAGTTTAACTGTAATCCTCCGAAGTCGGATAGAGAGCTTCGTGAAATCATCCGACAGATTGAGGTAGGCACGAATAGACCAGACTGGAAGAGTGATGCAAAAGACTAGCTTTAATGAAAGATTAGTTACCGTTGTAGCAATATGTCTAATTATTGCATTACTTTACAGCAAATGCGGATAACCGCAAAGGAGATATACCAATGGCAGATTTTATAAAGGTAAAGATATATGGTGGATACACATTAATTTCACCACAGGATGCGGACTTGATGAAAGGATACGATTGGACAGTAGACTCAGATGGCTATTGTATTTGTTTTAACCCGCCAATGAAGCTACATCACTTAGTAACTGGCAAACCACCAACTGGAATGGTCAATGACCATAAGAACAGGGTTAAATTAGACAATAGACGTGAGAACCTACAGCACGTAACATATAAAGAAAATAGAGCTAATAGAGGTGCACCAGTACCTGATGAGCATACACCCTTTCTACAGGAGGAATTACACATACCTAGCACATACGATAGAAAGGCTGTAAACTATGCAAGGAATGGACTTGGACGATTTATAAAAGGACTCAGATAAGGTCATAGACAGATTAATATAGGTAGTAGCTATAATGGTTACTACCTAT